CACCGCCGCCGCCCCCACCACCGCCGCCCCCGCCATGCCCGTAACTGGGGTTCATGTGCCAGCTGCCGTCAGGGTTTTGGAAGTCAGAATTGACAGGTTGCGGCCCGTAGTTTGGTTGTTGCTGCTGTTGCTGAGTGGGCACGGTTGCACCCGGCCCAGCTTGCCAACCACCTTGGCCCGGCTGCGTCCATGTCGGTTGCTGTTGCTGCTGTTGTTGCTGAGTGGGCACAGTCGCGCCTGGCCCAGACTGCCAACCGCCTTGGCCTGGTTGCGTTTGCTGGGTGGAAGAAGCGCCCACGGCCTGATCCCAGCTAGATCCGTAGGTGCTGTTCTGGCCCCCACGAGGAAGATACTGCACGCCCCCCTGCTGGCTGGCCTGCCCATACTGCCCTTGTTGCCCGCGCGTGGTCATGCCCTGCGCGCTGGGTGCTGCCCCGCCTTGACTGCTATCATAGGCGCCATACCCGCCTTGGGCACTGGTCGGGGATCCACGATAGCCGCCCGTGCCCGCATACTGCCCCTGCCCCTGGCCGCCTGCGTTCGCCATCTTGCTATACATATCGTCGGCATTGCTTACTGAACTCCAATTACTGTTGTTGTAGGCCATTAGCGCCCCTTCCTTTCAGATTTGTTCCCTACGTTACGCTGCCCTGCAATAATCTTGAGCTTGTCCGCCTCTGGTATCTCTCGCCCAGTCATACCCGCAAACGTAAGCGGGTCGGTGTTGGCCGGCATCCCTAAGCCCTCTGGCGTCAACTGGTTTTGCATTTCTGCGGGGATGCCGCCGCCGCTCGGTGGCGTCAAAGCCTGTGGGATCATCGGCCCGCCTGGTGGCATTCCCTCCGGTGGCATACCTGGCGGTGGTGCCCCTGGCCCGCCCATCATCTCCGGCGGTGGCCCTTGCGGTGGCATCCCTGGTGGTCCACCTGCCCCGCCCATAATGAGTTGTTGCATCTGCTCCAGCATCTGCACAATCTGCTCCAACATCGGCGCATCTGGTGATGGGCCTGGCGGTGGTGGCGGCATCGGTGGCCCTGGTGGTGGTCCGCCCGGGGGCGGTCCCATCATTTCCGGTGGTACACCGGGAGGCCCTTGCGGTGGTGGCCCTTGTGGTGGCGGTGGCCCCATCGGTCCTGGTGGTGGCCCTTGCATTGGTCCGCCTGGTCCCATCGGTGGTGGTCCTGGTGGTGGTCCGAACGGTGCTGGCGGTGGCGTCGAAAGATATTGATTCCAGTCTGGCCCGCTGTACTGCTCCATTGCTGCGGCGAACACATACGGCCGCATTTGGTCACTCTTGAGCGCTGCTTGAATCTCCACGCGTTTTTGCTCGTCGGACGGTACAGCGATATGCAGGAAGCGATCACGGAATGTTTGTTCTGAGATAATGCCTTTGTCCACGAGTTGCAGCGCCATGACGAGCATCTGCATTTGGTCCTGTGGCACTTGCGGCTTGAGACTGACGCTTACCTCAGAAGTATCGCCAATGTCAGACTTAGACAGTTTGAGCCGATAGGGTTTGGCTGACCGTTCGTCCATCCCCCAAACGTCAATCCCATCCTTGTCCCCAAACTCTTTGATTAGCGCAAAGACCAGTTCACAGACCCGCGCTAAGGCGAATTCGAGATTGTCTAGACTGGGCTTAATACGGCCTTTGGCTGCCTCTGCCAAGTTGTTGACAGAGAAGCCCGCCTGAACGTCGCCGGGTGACTGGCCATAGAGCACTTGGGGGAATGTGCTTTGCTGCGCCGCCTGTTCAATCTGCGTTTGCATGGTTTGCGCGAGAGGAACGTTCGGATCCGTTTTGAACGCGTCCACCTTCGTTCCCCACGGCAGGTAGTTGGTCTCCCCTGGCTGAATCTTAAAATCCTCCACCACGGCGCCATGTTCGTTTTGCACCAACACAGCCGGCCAGAAGTAATAGAGTAGGCCCGTCGCAATCTGAGAGAGCAACCGGCACTGGTAGCGGTACAAATCTTTGATCGGGTGAAGGATAGAGATACCTTTGTACTCTTCCTTGTCGAGGGGTGACGTGTCGCCATAGCTTTCGATGATGGGAATAGCCGGGTAAGCCGTTTCCTGCAACTCTTTGGCCCATTCATCCTCTACTATGATCCCGTTCCAAATCCTGCCCGTCATTACATCAGTCTGCCAGTAATCAATAATGGTTACAAACTCCCCCTCATCGCTCCCGGCCTTGTTGCGGGGTGAGATCCTTACCTTCTTTTTCCAGCGCTTCAAATCAGGATAGCTTTGTTTGGCGTCGAGGACTTCGCACTCATATTTGTGATAGGCCCAGTGGGTATACAATGGCCCGCGCTTAACGCCAACCTTTAGCGGGTCGAGCGTGCGAATGAGGATAGGCAAACGCGACTTCTTAAGCATGGTGGGTAGTTCATCTTCTACCCAGCGCACATCGAAAACGTTGCGCCCACGAAGAAACGTCCAAAATTTGGCGTCGTCAATGATGTTGCGCTCTTGTTGGCGGTTGACGGCCTGGAACATGGCAACTAACCAGCGCTCACACGATTCTGCGGCTTCGTCGGCGTCTTTTGACACGTCGAGCGGGGGAACGTCAATCCCTGGCTTGTTGCCGATCAGCCTAGAAGCCAGTTGGATGATGTTGTACCCGGTGGGTAGAGTGATTTGCTCTTGCCCGTCCTGCGCTATCGCGGCCTCTGCGGACTTGGAGAACACTTCCATCCGCCACATTTTTTCCCAACTCTCGGCCATACGGACATACTCGGCCCGATCATCTTCGGTTCGTGCTACGCGGGTTAAAATATCGTCAAGTTCTAATTTCATTTAGCTCCAACCTACCCGCTTGACTGTGCGGTGTCCTAATCTTCGTTGCACTACTGGCCCGTACTGGTCGTACAGCCAATACCACAAGGCTTTGCAGCCGTCGTTGTTGGCGTCGAGCGGTTTGTTCGTCTGATTCTGGCCCTCGCTCCACTCGCGCCACTTGAAAAGCCCCATTTCGCCAACAATCCCCTTAGCCCGCCCGTCAAAACCTTTTTTCCCGTTCAAGCGATAATCGAACTGTAGTAACGGCTCGCCCTCATCGTCTAACTGCTGTAAACGTAGCTTCAAAGCGGCTATACCCTCGTCGATAAACACGTATTTGCTTCTGAGGCTCTTACCCGTCATCTCGCGCCAGATTTCGACCTGACTTTTGTTGCCTTGATGCTGCTTGCCGGCTACGTCAATCACCCCGGCGTTGGTTTTGACTGCGCTCCACCACGGTTTTTCCATGACAATCGGTATGACATCTTGTGCAATCGTGTCGTGCATGTAAATCTCATCGATTACATGGACCTTGGGACCATTCCATTGAATCGCCTCTACTGCGTAGGTGTGGGAAGCTGGATCTACCGCAATTTCGACCGGCCAATCGGGGTTATAGTCGAGCTTTTTAACGTGCCACGGCTGCATAGTCCCATCGGCGCCCGCTTTCCCAGGAGTAAACGACTTGAATACAAGCCCTTGCGGTCTGAACGGTTGCGCCCCAACCCGTTCCATAAAGAGATCTTCCGGCATCGCCGCCTCAAGCGCGAGGATTTTCGGGTCTGTGCGTCCACCGGGGAAAATCTTGTTATTCGTCCAAGAGGGTAGAGAAAAGGACCGCCCACCTTCCGGGTTCGGACCTTGCCATTGCGAGAAGAGATCAGCATACCAGCTAAGGGCGCCCTCGAATGTCCCCGAAAGAACCACTTTAGCATTATGCTCGAGCGCTCTTTCCAAGCACTTGGTATACGTTTCATAGCTTTGTTGCCCCGCTTCTACCATTAGAATGGCGTTGGGTGCGAAACTGGCGAGACTGGCTGTATCGTCGCTCGATTTTGTCTGCACCTTACAGCCATTATTGAGCGTCATCGTGCGACTACCCCGATCCGGCTCTGAAATTTGTTCAATCCACCCCAGGCGCTTGAGCGGCTCGGATAAATATTTGAATTCTGGCTTGCACTGTTCATAGTCCGGTCCGACAATCCAAATCAGCCCGTTTTCGGTGGCCTCATCTTCATCAAAATCGCGGGCAGTCGATTTAGACTTACCCGCCCGAATCCCGCCTGCAATCAACTTTAGTCGGCTTTTGTCGGCAAGATGTTCACTTTGACCGGGCGTTGGCGTATAGCCATCAATCGCCCAAATCATTTCACGGAAAATGTCAGAATTTACAGCCATGTTCGGAAAGCCAGCCAAATCAGCGCTGCCAAAAACAAGCCTTGCACAATGAGCATCCAGTGAATCTGCTGCTCGATTTGGCGGATACGTGGACGAATACCAATGATGTCGCGCTCCACATTGCCCCGGATGTAGTCCAATATCTCGTCTACTTTCCGGTTAAGTTCGTAGATGGTTTGTGAAGCGGTTGGTGGCGGTGTCTGTGCGAGTTCGGTGTAATTGTTGAAAACAGCGCGTGGATCATTATTGTCACGCCCGATAAAGTCTTTCCCTGTGTTCAAATCCCCGCCCACAGCGCCACCCCCACCAGTGTCAACAGTTGGCATTATTTACCCTTTGCGTACTGCTTTGCTTTTGCCTTGATTCCCTTGAGCTTTTTTGGCGTTACCCACGTTTCCAACTTGGGGGAGGCTAAAGCTAACGGTTTCAACGGGGACGTTTTCAGCCCCGGTAACTGGGGGGCTTTCGGTTTCGTGCTCCCCTTCTTCATTTTGGCGTCCGCCATTATCTGCTTGGGCGTTCTCACCGGCATCAGGTTCAATCTCCTTTATCGTCATCGGGGGTAATGTCCCGTCGTAAATCATCAGACGCGCAAGGCCAAACCAACTACCTGAGCGCGTGTCCACCTTACCCACCGGACGACAAAAGCACTCTTCCCCGTTGGTGTAGGTTTCGAATTTCTCGTTACTGCGCCGCCCAGGTTGATCGGACAGGCTTACGAATTCGCCGCCTAATATTTGCTCAAAGGCTTCGCGGGTTAGAAAGTTATCCATCATAGCCCCTATTCGTAATCGTGATCGTCGTTATAGCCGCCTGATTTCTTACTGGGCTGCTTCACCGCTTCCTTGGCCTTACCCTTCGCTGGCGCTTTCCACCCGCAAGACTGACACACCTTGGCGCCGGCCTTCATTGCTTTCTTACATTTGGGACATTTCATTGAATCCTCTTTCTCGCTTGTCAAAACCCTAGGAATAGGGTATAATTTCCTTCAAAGCACGGGAAGCTTTTAGATGGACACATAGGCCAGCAACCTGGAATTGCTGGCCTATTTCTTTGGCTTAAGCGCCCATTCTGAGCGGCTAATAATATTCTTCTTGGGGATGGTGATCGTCTGCCGGACTTGCCCCTCTGCCTCAAAATACTGCTGGGTAATCGAGATAGAGCGCCTATCCTCACGGACGACAAACCCGCAAATCATCCCCACAATCGGCGTGAATGGGTAACTGGCGTCTAGCTGGGCTGACTGCATGGCCCAATCCTCCGCTTCAATGACGACAACTCGCTTACGCATCAACAACCCTTCTTTCCAGACTTCCCTTTACCTTTTTTCTTTTTCACGTTGTGCTCCTTATGCCCACGTCCAAGGCGCGTAGGCTTTTGTTTGTTCTTTCCACCACGCTCGCGCCCAGCGACGCAAGCGGCTTTTGACTTCCTGAATAGCTGTTTTCATGAGAGCGGTTTGGGGCATATCTTCGACGGTGTACATGCGTACTTTTTGCTGCTCTACCTGGTTCAAGCCAATGTCAATGCGATAGTCTAGAACCTGATCGCCCGCTCTCTTACCAAGCACCGCATAATTGCTTACCAAATCTCTTTCGACACGCCGTTCAAGCTTAATTGTGTAATACTTGCCCGGCTTCAATTCCCGAAAGAGTCGCCGTGATGCTTCGTTCTCTAAGCGCTCCCATACAATGTGTTCAGGTATATGGTTATCAAAAACACGGAAAGCGGATGATAGGGTTTTCTCGTCTCGCATTTATCCCCCCAGTTAAAGCTGTACCGAATCAATCAGGAAGCGAACAAAATCAGTTGTGCGGACTACTGCTCTTACCGAATCATCAAGGCAGGAAGAGAGCGGACACATAGGCGGCGCCGCAGGCGGTTCTGGTGTGTCACCGCTAAAATGATGGGGGAGTAAAACAGAACTTAGCCGTCCGCCCAGTACATGAACCGTCGCGTTAAGTTCTTCAATTGACTTTTCAAGAACTGATATATAATCCCCAACAGTGGAACTAGGTAGAACTTGAGACACATCATTCCGTACAGCACTGGGCGAGTTGTAAGTATTGAACTTAACTAAATCCTCGAGTTCAACTGGATTCTTGAAAGCGTTCTGATTTAATCCTGTAACGTTTGCCATCCTGGTTTAACCCCCCGATATATTTTTGAAAATTTCTGCGATAGTAGAAGAACTACTCTTCGTCCAATCCGTCTTCTATTTGTTTGGCGACATCCCTCAAATCCTTGGCCGCCTCACGCATCAGCTGCGCGTACTCCGGTTCTCTCCAACTATCGTACTTTCTCAAATTTTCAACTACCGATGAACAAAGATGTGTTAGGGAAATAGCGAGCAATTCATGGCCAATACTCGGACTTTCGCCGTCAGAGATAATAAGTTCAGACAAGGCAGCAATAGAAGCTATATTGTCCGCGCTGCCTGTTGATAGAGTGATCTTCAATGTTGCCCCCCCCGATATATTTTCTAAAAATTTCTGCGGGTATAGATTGATGGTATTTAGTGTTATTTAGTTTGGTGTAGTCTATTGCTATCTGTTATTCTTTGGTCTTGTGTGATCCTCTTTAATCTCATTTGGTTTCGCCACTAACTACTACTACTCTTTCTACCTACTTATATCTTGCATCTTATATCTCACTACCTACCCCCCCCCTCCCTCTCGTCAGGCTGGGGTATGCACGGTACACTCACGCACGCTGTACACTATGACTACCTGTCTACTTAGTACATCGAGTACACCACGCATCCAATGCTTCATGCTTGCTACCATAGCTACCTGCCTGCTACCTACACATACATGCTACCTGTTGAAAGGTTTATTAAATGATTGTTATCTTTACCAACCGTATTTAATAGTCTATGTAAATGAGACTTTTCAACGACTATCCTTTATCGTCCACTACAGTAATCGCTTGCTGCTTCATGACTAACCAGTTCTGCAACGCTTCCTCTATCACGTTGGCGTTGGATGACTCTGTACGCTGAACGGGTTTACCTAGGGTATAAGCGAGGGACAATTCAACTGCTGCCATTCGTGCGCGCCAACTCTTATCATTCAACAGTTCTTCGAGGACTTCGCCTAGCCGTTCAGGGGATAGCTTCTCGCGCACAACGGATAGGTACGCTTCCTCTCTTGCTTTCTTTGGCCTGCCTGCGGGGTTTCCGCTTTGGCCTGGTTTCCATAGTTCAGTTGGCATCTGATTCTTTTTCTATTATCACTTACATCTAAACCTAGTTTTGCCTATTTCTTTGCTGTCTGTTTAGCTGTTGCCTGTTCCCTAATCGTCATCAAGTTCGTCTTTGACCTCAAGCACTTTGCTGATCAGCCCAAGCATTTCCTGTACTTGCGTTGGAGTAAACAATAAGGCGAATTGCGGGGGAATATTAAGCAGGAATAACCGCCCAGCTTCGCAGGCATTAGCCAACGTTTCAAAGTCTTTACCATCAATCTCTAACTTGACGTGCTTGACTATGGAATAATTAACCATGCTCACCACCCCAGCGCGCTAAACAGCCGCCCCAACAGTGGAGGAAGCCACGCTAGACTATAACCAAACGCCATCGCTGCTATGATGCACAGCGCAATGCTAACCACGGATGCAATTACTACAGTTGGATGATTGCCGAGCCATTTAATGATCATGCTTCACTTACTACCCTTGGGCTTATAAGGATTTGATTGCCTATCCACGGATCAACGACAACGGGTATACCGCGACACCTCGTCAACTCTTGCCCGTTATCCTGAATCAATGGCCGGCCATCTACTGTGTCACGTATGCATTCCACGATTGCTACAATTCCACGGGGAGACTTCTGTTTAATGGCGAGATCCAGCGCATCCTCTAGAATGTCTGCTATCCGTTCACCGCTGAACCTATGGCGTAATGCACTGGTTAGCTCACGCTTCCATTCTTCTTTGGGCCGGCCCCCGCCACGGTTGCCTATGGCGAATCTGCCCCGCTCATCTCTGCCTACGATATTTGTCACCCGTAAATTTTCCGTTTCTACTTACATCTAAACCTAGTTTCGCTCATTTCGCCCTATCTCGCCCTGCCCGTCCTGCCATTTTCACGCTACCGCAACGCTGTTATCTCTACCCCATTCACGATTGCCCCCAACGGCCCACCGTCGCAGCGTGCGCCCACGTCAGCCGCTTTCTCCTCGCGCCACAGCCGGAATCGTCGTTCTATCGGCGATTCTTCTAGCTGGATCACGTTAGGTAGAACCACACTTTCTACCCGCGCTATCATCCTTAGTCGCTTAATCTGCAATTGTTCCATTGTCATCCCGTCTACCTGTCTACTTGTCTACCTGGTGGAAGTGGCGAGACTTGCACTCGCTCCACGGGTTGAGCATCCGTTACACATTTGTATAGTTGTTTCGCTCACGACAACCAACCGTGTATCAAGGGGGAGCACCCCTCCGCTCTGCTGATGAGCTTCACTCCCTAACTACACCCACCATAGCAAACTGATAGGAGTTGTCAAGCAAACGACACAGAGAGGCCGGCTAGATTACTAGCCGGCCTCTCTGTGCCAAATATTGAGGAATCAACCGGAGTGGTAACTATCACTTGTGCCTACCCCCAGTATAGCACCCCTCACACGCGTGTCAAGCGTCCCCCCCCTCCCCACTCTCGCCAACCCCAGCGCGCTACAAACTTTGTAGAATTTACTCAAGGGGTGGGGTGGGAGATACACCCACCACCACCCACGATCACCCACCCCCTACGCTGGCGTGTTCACATTCATAAAGGCGCGCACAAGTTTACCCGGCGTGTCGTACACTTTGCGGTTGACGTACCAGGCATTAGCCTTTAGTTCTGCCACCCACACCCCGTTAACCCGCCTGGCCTCTTCAAACATTCGTACAGCCCGTTCAGCGTCAAGCTTGGAGAATCCCCCCCGCTTGGACCATGGCGCGCGTACGATAATGCGCCCGTCGTCTGCCATCCTATCGCCATCGTACACAGACACAAGCGCGAGCAGAACCCTGTCCCGAAACTCATCAACAAATGGTTCAGGTGGGGCATAGTTGGCCACCTGGTTAGAGTGAGACTGAGGGACAGAATGTTCTAACACCTGGACGGCAGCGCTAACATGCGCCTTGTCGCGCACGCCCAGCCTGTAGCTATGTTCGAGTTTCAATTTCTCTTTGGCGATCTCCGCCTCTGTCTTAATCCGCCTGTGTTCCACCCGATTGTCCAGCCACTTCAAGACGAATGGCTTGACCAGCCCACCCTCTCCCACCCCCCCCTGTTGGCTATTAACGGGAAGCGAGCTTACACGTTTTGGGCGTCGAAACAGGGGGATAACCCGAATTGCCAGATAAGCAACCGGGATTGTGAGCATAGCGCCCGCTATCCCTTCTCTCATCAATTCAGTATCCATATCACCACCCATGCACCTTGGCCGAAGCGATCAGAAGTAACGCCCCAATCGCGAAGGCTATTAGCATACCGATGAACGAACCAACGACATGAGCGCGCCCGCGTGGGTTGCCTTGGGTGCCCCGCATGTTCTTGCCAAAGTCGCCTATGTTCTGGCCAAAGAGGAGCGCCAGAATAACCGCTGTTGCAATGAAAGCGACATAGGAATTATCCACATTCGCAATCATGCCAGACGCGGACGGCGAACCGTACACAACATAGGCCACGCCTAGCCCGATAAAGATCAAGCGCGCTAGGGTGTCTTTGAACAGCACGAACAGCAGCGCCAGCCCACCCAACACAACGAGATAGTCCAGATTGATTATCATCTGCCCCGCCCCGCCGCCTCATCCTCTTTTACGCTACGCCAAGATTCACACAGCGCACGCGCCAGCCTGCTGCTATTCGGATCACAAGCAGTAGGCGCAGACACAGACCCACCACCCCCGCCCGCAGCGCCGCCCGTCATCAGAAACCAGACGGCCGCACCAACCACAATAGCCCACATTGCCCGACTCATGCCCCACCCCGCTTTCCGCTCAGCGCGAAGGCTATCACCATTGCAATCACGACAACCACCCATATTCCGCCGCCGCTGGCATCCGCCTTATTACCCGACGCCACCCCGCCCGCGTTGTCACTGAGCAGATCAATCGACCAGTCAGAGAAATTGTGGGAAAGAATCTCTGTGTGAGTTGTGGTGTAAGTGACGCCACCCTTGCCCATGTTCTGGCCGGCCATCAGCCCGGACCCAAGGCCAAAACTGCACGTCCACAGAAGGAGCAAAGCAATGCACACCATAACAATTCGCTGTAACATTACTTGCCCCCCTTCGGCGTGAATTCGTTGGCCTCTGCCTCTGTCATCGTCGCGCCGGTTTCTAAGTCAACCACGAGCCCCGCCGCCTCCGCCGCCGCTATCCCCTCCGCCGTCCAGCCAGGAGGGAGTAACTCGTCGTTTTCTTCCTCCCAGTCAAACAGCGCGTCGACTACCGACTTAAGCCACCCCGACGATACTATATTCAACTTACTCATACAGCCCCCTTAGTTGATAGGGGTAGGGCGCGAAAGCGCCTACCCAATTTCCATAGGTAGGCGCGAGACTGTATGATTATTACAGCCCTGCGCGTACCCACTCTACGCACTTGGTTAGTCCCCGCTCAGCAGTCTCTAGCTGCTGAGCGGGGATGATAGATTGTTACGCCGGTTGCTTGGCTTGCGCCTTACGTAGAACAGCGTTGGCCTTGTTCAACTCAGCCAGCGTTAGCGCCTTGGCGTCTGTTGTCCGATCGCCGCTGGCCCACTTCGCCGCCTCAAGACTTTTCTTTGCCCAGCCTGGGCCATAACTCGCCAAGCCCAATTCTTCGTACATTTTCAGCGCCACCTGGTAACTCATGTCCTCCTGAACATGCGGCCCATTCTGCGATACTTCCCCCTGCGCCGCCTCGTCGAGCGCCCGATCAATGTCGGCTGGCGAAGTCACTTGCACACGTTGCGTCTTGTCCGCCTCGCCCAGCACACGCCGGTAATGTTGGGTGATAATCCCATCAAGCTTTGCCTTAGCCTGCGCGGTGAAACCCTTGGCCTGACTGTCATACTCCACCCAAGCGGACGGCAACTTGTACAAGTAGCGCCCTAGTCCGAACATTGCGCCCGCCCGCTTGAAGGCTTGCGCCTCCGCCGCCGTCCCGTCGATCTCCGACCGTTCGCTCTGGCTATCCGGTTCGCCACTAGATGAGCGGGTTACCCCTAAGATTGTCAGATGGCAAACAATCTTATCACCCCACGGTGTATAACCCACCGACCAGTCAGCCCCGCACACAGCATCGAGCCTATCCATGTAAGCCCGCATATCAGCATAAGCGATTGCCATAGCTTTGGTTCCATCCTTCGTCACCGCTTGCGGCTTCCACTTAATATCACTGGGATGGAACGGTTCACCCAGCTTGGCCCGAATCAAATCAAATGCCTGGTTGCTCATTGCTTACGGCCTCCTGTAACTTGCACACTGCATACCCCTTCGGCAATTCAAACGTTGCTTCTAACCCTTCGAGATAGGCCATAACGTAAACACTGCTGCCCTCATCGCTGACAATCAAACCGCGTTCATCGTAGGCCAACTCATCGCGCAAATCAATCTCCCCCATGAGCGGCAGCCATTGACCGGGATACTTACTAGCCAGTTGCCGCTCAAGCTCAGCTATCCGTTCGTTAGCCCATCCATCATCTTTCTGTAGCATATATAGTCGATGGTTTTCTGTTCTCAATTCGTCAAGTTCGCTCACGATCCCCTCCTTCAAGGAAGCCCATCGACTTTAGTCGTTGGTCATTGACTTCTTTTCCTCCTTCGCTTCCTCTTTCTTCTTCTTGTTATCTTCAATCCACTTGCGGGCAATTTCCTTTTGTGCTTCGTTGGCCTAGGCGTGGGTATCTTCTTTCTTCTCAGCCATCTAATCACCCATCCCCTGCGCAAACAACTCGCGCTCAACGGAAAGCTGGGCAAAGAACGCAATGTCCGAGGGGGTGTAGGCGCTGGCCAAGTCAGCCGCAATGTCCCCGTCAAAGGGGTGATAATCCCGCTCTGGCTCATCTTCCTGCAACTCCGCAAAAATCTGCGTGATTTGTTCCTCACTGATGATCACCTGGCTATTGTGGTAACACTTGGCCACCCGTTCAGCCGTGAGCACTGCGCCCAGGCACGTTGGCCACCCGCTGTTACTGCATTTTGCCACACCCGGCGCGAGTTGGCGCCGATAGTGAAACAGATCGCCCCGTTTGTATACTGTGAATACCATGATATATACTTTCCTTTCTGTTTGAATTCAGAGGTACTATCCCAAACGCCCGGTGTATGCGTGCAACATGCACCGGGCAAACTGTTCTGTCAAGAGCTATTCCTTGACTGCCGCTTGCCGTTCCAAGCGTTCTAACCTCTTCTTACACCGGGGACAAGTTATCGGTTTCCCCTCAGCATCCTCTGGATCCCACGGTGCCCAACCCGCCGAGCGGCGCCCAGGTTCAGCCCCACACAAAGCAATCCACTTATTGTCCTTATTAACCGCGTGCCACAATAGCCCCCCGTCTGCCTCAGCTCCATTGGCGCACCGCCCAGCTAAATATCTTGGTACTATATTCATCTCTATTTCTCCTTTTCGCTGTTCTGCTTACGCACCCACTTGCAAACCTTCAAACAACCAGTGAGACAGACGGGAGTCGAACCCGCATCTACGCTACACATCAAGACCTATACAGGGTTTATCTTTGTACCTGTAGTCTCTGGCCCCGACACTTGCCGCATGTTTTGCCACTTAAACTACTGCCCCGATCCTGCTGCCTTCAGCAGCCCGCTACATTGCCCTCACCTCCCCTCAATACCTTCGCCTTTTTGTTTACGAGCAAACCATTTACACACACGCAAACAATTATCTATCATCGCCGCGCGCTCCTCTTTTTCCTTATCAGATAAGGACGGATCGTCTAACTTGTCAATACATTCGGGGAAGAGTCTGTTGATACGTTCGTAATACTTCGGCGGTCGTCCTATCATATAATCACCTTGTTACTTGAACACGGGGACATAGCAATGCGACTTGATAAATTCCCGTACTTCCTCTGTATCCCGAAACCATTCCTTGTGATCACGATGCTTAGCCAGTAACCCATGAACTTCGCCCTCTTCATACCGTCGATGACCTTACACACATGGTAACATACCTCCGAGTGATTGTCAAGTGATTTTCGTGTTACTGAACCTTAAATTTTTTGTCTCAAATTAGTGATTGACAATAGCCTAATCATGTGATACCATATTTTCAACACTGACAAAGGAGGAATTTTGTACATGAAATTGATAAGCCCAGATCAGGTTCGACAATTGTACGCAGTGAAAAAGCAATGGTTCACAATCGAAGAGATCTCGAAAGGTATGGGCATGTCTACTCAGACAGTATCCAAAGCTTTGCGCGGATTGCCCATGCGTCCAGCAACAGTACGTAAAGTTGCTGATACACTTGAGGTTCCAGTCACAGAGATTGCAACGTTTTTGAAAAACTAGTCAGTGGGGTAAGGGCAAAAGAAAAGGCCCGGCCACCCCTGTTACAGAGTAGACGAGCCTTCGTTATTTCGCACATTAAAAAACAAATAGCACGAAATAACCGTAAGCACATTGAAAGTAAGTGCTTACCCCACTCTGCGATATAATCATTAACGCCACATTAAGGATGTATCCTTAGATATAGCTAGATATACGCAGAGGTACAGAGATTCCTGTTGTTGCTGCCCATCCCGCCAAGCTTGATCAGCAATAACAGAGTGTGGCAAGTAATCCAAAGAGGACTACTCGCGCCTTAAGATGCACAACAAAGAGGGGAAGCCAAAGGAGCGCCGCCCCGCCTTATTGTAGCAGGGCTACGGAGTTTTTGAAAAAACTCCCCTTCATCTTACCACGAGTGTTCCTCGCAGCTACTTGCAAATTACTTACAGATCTACAAGTTTAGGACTTCTTTTTCTATTATACCATTTAGTAGAAAGAGAACTGCAATTCCGCCTACACAATTAAATAATCCGGGTTCGCTTGACGCCCATTGCCCACATTGATAATCTGTGCAGATTCCGACCCCGCCATTCTGTTTCTCAATGAGGTTGTATGAATGAGTTGATTATCGATCAGCAATCGGCAGCAGCGTTATTGATTGACTGCGGCACCGTGGACACCTGTTCGTGGACCCCGCCCGCCAATATGACATTCCAGCAGTGGGCAGAGATAGGACGCAAGTTTCAGCAAATCGACACCAGTATCAACTGGTGGTTAGGTGACTGGCTGAACGAAGGTGATAAGCGTTACGGGGAAACCTACGCCCAAGCCATCGAAGTAACCGGCCATAAGATAGACCAGTTGCAGGAATGCAAGCGCGTCTCCGCCAGTGTTAAAAGTGCCAACCGGTTGGCACTTTTAAGTTGGACGCATCACCTCCGCGTGGCTTCCTTGTCAGATGAAGAACAGCGGTTATTGCTGGCCGCCGCCGTCGAACATGATTGGAGCAGCCGCGAGTTAGACGAAGTGGTAAAGTCTCATCGAGACATCCCGCCCAGGATAAAACAACCGGAACCGCCACCATCCCCTGCCCCTGACTTGACCTATCGTGCCAGCGACACCCGCGAGTTAGCCACTATAGCCGCCGCAATGGACGCAGTACAGCGCGCCAGATGGATTACTACGGTAGGCGCCACCGACCTGCCCCCCATCATGCGCCCATTTGAACACTCCGCCTTTGGCACCTATGCCAACGTCACCGCCGATTTATCGAAGTGGCTTGTAGGTGATCACGGCCTACAGGTTGAACGGGAGATTGATCACCTGGCCCGACTGTACAAGTGGGCACCGGAAAAAAGACAAGTCAACCTGTCAGCCAAACTTAGCGACGCCGCCGCCCAACACCGCATGGGCCTGTATGAATTTGAAACGCATATGGAGACGGCGCGCATGTTCACCGCTGATATGCGCCGCCAGTCGGCAACCGTGGGGTATGAGCATCATTACCTATTGCGCAATCGCAGCCGAGCCGAAGCAATGGAATATCTGGACAGAGCCGAGCGCGAGAGGTGGACGGTTGCGCGGCTGGACGAAGAGTTACACCCGCAGCAACCAGACACCGAAACCGCTACCCAAATCATCAGCAACATGCAAACGGCCTGTATTATCGGCAACACCATAACGATCAACGGATTGCACAACACCTTAGTTATCACACAATGGAGGATTGAATGAGCAAGTTAAACGATATCCAAGTTTTACGCCTCATGCTAGAAGGAAAGCCACTGACCGTCGAGCAATGCGAAGTGTGGGACGAATTCAGAAACCGCATCACCGAAGAGAAAGAACGCCGGTTCGTTGGCTACCAGCTGGAGTATGTCATCAACGGTAAGAAGGTGAGCAGCGTAGCCAAGGACTTAATCAAGCGCCACCTAATCGAACCGGATGTCGATCTAGACAGACAAACATTCGGCGTCACCGAAACCGGGCGCATTGTTGCCATCACCGAGCAGCAAGAATTCGGGTTTGAATTACCCAACGTTGTGGAATACGCGTAAGGAAATAGAGACATGAGTGTCCCAAGACCAAACTACACCCAAACCCCCAACGCCCTTTACGATCTCATGCCGCAAATGAAAGAGGCAGAGTTGCGCGTCACCCTGGCAATTGTGCGCGAGACTTTCGGATGGCACCGCGAGACAGCCCGCCTTAGTATCTCCAAGTTGCAGAAGCTTACCGGCCTTAGTCGCCAAGGCGTCATCAATGGAACCGAATCAGGCATCGAGCGCGGCACAATCATCAGGGAGAAAGAGGGAGACGGATACCTCTATAGCCTATGTGTAAACGAAGTTGACACCGATAGCCAGCTAGTCAACGTAGTAGACTACCCTAGTCAACGTAGTAGACTACCCCTAGTCAACGTAGTAGCCCAGCAAACCGCCAGTTTTCCAGAGGTAGAAGCACCCCCTAAAGAAAGTATTAAAGAAACCAATAAAGAAAAGAGCGTTGCTGACAAGCAGCAACCCCCCTTCAAAGCCATCCTAAAAGCGTTCGTTGACTGGAAGGAGGTAAACCAACCCGGTTGTGTGATCAACTACGCGGAAGCAACCAAGGCAGCCAAGGCAGTAGCACAACAGAACTGGACACCCGATCAGGTAATTCAATGTTGCAACATCCTCAACACCGATCCCTTTTATGGAAGTAACTCCTTATCTTTATGGACAGTAGGAAAACAGATAGGCGCGAAGGTAAGACGATCAACAACACCCAGCCCCGCCGCCGCCGCCGCCGTTCAGGATGCCTTTGTCCTAGACTTTGATGCAATCTTTGGAGATAACCGCCATGTCAACACCCACTAACGAGTTAATCCACCCCACCGCCGAGCGGATAGTTACCGCAGCGCTAGCCCGTGGGGATGTCAACCTAGCCATAGAGTTAACCC